ACTCCAAGAGGTAGAGAGACTTTCAGGTTATTGATGCAAAAGGCAGTTTCATAGTCCAAGACCGAGAGCGTGAGGACACTAATTGATGGCAATAATTTGCTGTCAGTTAGTGTCTTTATTTTATGAAGGAGTGGTAAAAATTGAGAAATGATTATAGTCTACCTAAAATTAATGATAAAGCAACAAAAAAAGAGTTAGAAAAAGCACTATTTAAGTATCGCGATTATTTGATCACTCTTCCCAATTATTTAATGCCGAATGTAACTCCTGCTTACTCAATTGTTCCACCATCCAATACAAACGCCTTCCATTCTAGCACCGAAGATGCTGCACTCGAAAGAATAGAATATGAAAGTATTAGAGATAACTATATTTCAGAAATACATGAGGCCGTCAATTCTTTAAAGGAAGATGAAAGGCAGATCATCATAAAAAAATATATGCTCCACGGAGAAATTGGGTATGATCGTGAAATTATGATGGATATAGGTGTAGGAAAAACAAAGTATTCTCAAATAAAAGGAGAGGCTATGTTGCGCCTTGCTTTTGCTTTAAAGGTTGAAGTTTATAAGAAAAGTGAGGCGAGGGGAGCATGAATTTAGTACAGCCGATAAGAGACAAGGACCTTATTCAGGATATTAAAAAATGGTTGAAGGGTAGGAGCGAACGAAATTACATCCTTTTCCTCTTTGGCATTAACACTGGCATGAGAATTTCAGATATTTTAAAACTTCGAGTTAAAGACGTTGAAGGGTGGAGTGTGTTCGTCCGTGAGGGGAAGACAAAGAAGACAAAAGAGGTCAGGATGCCATCCGAGCTGAAAAAAGCTGTTCGTGAGTATTGCAAAGGAAAACATAAAAACGAGTACCTTTTTAAAAGCCGGATTGGCAAAAATAAACCAATAACTCGAGGGATGGCTTATATCATTCTGCAGGAGATTGCTGATGAGTTCGGGCTAGAGAGAATAGGGACTCATTCATTTAGGAAAACATATGGCTACCACCATTACAAGCAATTTAAAGATGTAGCTGTGCTACAACAAATGTTGAATCACAGTGATCCAAAAATTACATTGAGATACATTGGAATTACCCAGGACAATCTAAATGCTTATCAATCTAAATATAAGATTTGAGAAAGCATATTATTTTTTTTTCATTTTAATTAGCTATAAAAAGGTTGTTGTCCAGTTCATTCTCAGACTAATAGAAAAGCCCTGATTTGACTAGATTAGTTGAGGGGTAGCGAATTGTACAGAATATAGTTTATAGCTAATTCAGAGGGGAATTTAAGGCGGATTTTGCATCGAAATATGTCGTTAACGAGTTAAAAATTTTAAATGTAATAGAATGGACGAAGGAGTGAAAGCTATGAATGTAAGAAAAGCGAATGATGGCAGATTGATTTTTTATTGTCAAGGCTGTGAAAGTTGTCATGGTGTGAATGATACTTGGACATTCAATGGTGATTTTGAAAATCCAACATTTTCACCATCTATTCTAGTAAGAGGAACACAACCTATTACAGATGAAGAACATGATTTGATCATGAATGGAAAGTATGTAGAGCCTAGGCCAATTGTTTGTCATTCATTTATTACAGATGGAAAAATGCAGTATCTAAACGATTGTACTCATTCACTTGCAGGGCATACAGTTGAATTGTTAAATGAGGAAAATTGGTTTAAAGATTAATGCGTCCTTCGAAACAATTGATACATCTTGATAGTAGAGCTGCTCAAAAGAGTGGCTTTTTTATTTGAAAGGAAAGCGCGAACTTTTGGCGAACTTTTCGCGAACTTTTGGCGAACGATTTGCGGACACATGAACGGAAATAACCTGTTATATTTATAGCATGGAATTAATTAAGAGCATCCATTTCACGGATATCTCTTGGTTAGTTCCTTTTTCTTTGAACATGACTAATCCATTCCTGGTTATGGACTGAGGTTATTATTCAACCACTCCATAGCTTTCCTTTCCCTCCTTTCAGGTTCGTGACTGTAGCGAATAAGGTATGGATCACAGCGGTTGCCATCTACCGTAGCAAAGGTGGCTTACCTCTTATAAGTAGGTGTTAGGATGAATAACTTTACAGATAAGAAACAACAGAAAAGTAAGTCACCTAAGAAGAAGCGTAAAGAGAAAGTAAATTGGCCTGAGATCATGGGAATGAATCGTGATACTTATGAAAGAAGGAATGGAGCAGTGAGGAGGAAATGAATAAGCAACTCATTGCATATATTCAATCCGGACAACTGATGAAGTTCTATAAATCAAGAGAGTGGATGGCTTTGCGAAAGAAAGCATTAGAACGTGACCACTTCGAATGCCAGCGATGCAAGGACCTTGGAAAATATCATAAAGCTGAATGTGTTCATCATGTGAAAGAGGTAAAGCCATTTCCACATTTAGCCCTTTCATTATCAAATTTAAAGTGTCTTTGTAATGCGTGTCATAATGCAGTACATGACAGGATGGCTGACCATTTACAACAGCACGGGAAAAAGTTTGTGAATGAGGAGCGATGGTAAGTGAGTGACCTTTTATATGAATGCCTATCTTGTTTGCATCATGAAGTGGTTAAGAGTACTGACAAACGACTAGACGGACGGAGTTGTGAGAAGTGCGGCGGACATTTAATCTTAATCGGACCAGCAGTAAATATTTTGTCAATCGATGAAATAAAAAATATTTTAAAAATAATTCATGAAATATAAAAACAACAGTCCCCCGGTCGAAAACTTTTGCCCTCTTTGAGGGGGGACATTCAACGGGAGAGGGTAGAGCACCGATTATATTTTCGTAAAATTTACATATGAGAGGGGGGGCAAAGTGTGGCAAAACTCACAAAAAAAAAGCAAAATGAATTGATTTTAGAAGAGGTCGATCGTCTTAATTCAATCTTCATAGATTTATCCGAAGCACGAAGAGAAACGGCAAAAGAACTAATAGAACGAATAGCCTTTATGACCATTCAACTTGAAATTTTAGAAGAGTCAATAAAATCTAAAGGACCGACGTACCTTTTTAAACAAGGAACACAAAAGATGATTATTGAGAACCCAGCCCAAAAGTCTTATAACACAATGATGAATCGATATACAACTGCATATGACAAATTGTTTACCCTTCTGTCAAAAATGGAAGATCAACAACCTGGTGATGAAGATGACGAGGACGTATAAGTATCATCCGTATATCGATGATTATATAAATCTGATTGAAAGTGGAGAAATCAGGGCTTGTGAGGAACAATGGCAGCTGATTGATTTTATTAAGTGGAAATTAGATCAGCCAGGCGTCATCATCGATGCTGAGGCAATAGAAAAATCTGTGGAAGTACCTTCCAAATATTTTCCGTTTGAATTGTTTCTCTGGCAACGGTTTTGCAATGCGTTTATATATGGGGTCAGATATCAAGACGGTAGCCTCATGTTTAACCGATACCTTATCGAGATTGGTCGCGGTGCTGGTAAGAATGGCTATATTTCCTATAACAGTTTTTATATGCAAACGGGGCATCTGGGAGTCAAGAATTATGATATAGATATTGTGGCGACATCAGAAACCCAAGCAAAAACATCGTTTGAAGATGTTTACAACGTACTTGACGATCCTGTCCGCGCTAAGAAAATGAAAAAGTTTTTTTACTGGTCCAAAATGTTGATCCAGCACCGAAAGACAAAATCCAAGTTGGAATATAACACATCAAATGCCAGAACAAAAGATGGGAAACGAAGCGGCTGCATAATCTTTGACGAGGTACACGAATACGAGGATTACAAAAATATCAAGGTCTACACATCCGGATTAGGTAAGAAAAAAGACCCTAGGACCTTTTATATCACTACTGATGGATCTGTTCGCGGTGGTGTTTTGGATGATTTAAAAGAAGAAGCAAGAATGGTATTAAATAAAGAACTTCCACAATCCAGATTATTCCCGTTTATCTGCAAGTTAGATAAGCCGGAGGAAGTGGATGACGAGGAAAACTGGGAAAAAGCGAATCCGTCATACAGATATAATCCCCATCTACAACAGGAAATGAAACAGGAATATCATGACATGCAGATTAATGCTGCTCTCCGAATTGAGTTTATGACCAAGCGAATGAACTCACCTGTCCAAGATGCGCGAAAAGAGGTTGCTTCTTATGAGAACCGATTAGCTACTGATCAACCAATCCCAGAAGAATTAAAAGGGCTTGATGTAGTCGGGGGTGTTGATTATGCTCAGATTCGTGACTTTTGCTCTGTCGGAATACTTGTGAAGCATGGGGGGAAACGATATTGGTTGCACCATACATTTATGCACCATACAGCACCTAAACTACAGGATATTAACAAAGACATCTTACAGTTAGCACAGGAAAAAGGATTGATGACAGTTGTTTATGACGAATCGATCGGCGCAGAGCATGTGGTGAATTGGTTTGTAAAGATGGCCAAGACGTATCGAATTAAAAAAGTTTGTATGGACTTGCACCGTTCCTCTATTTTAAAACCTGCATTTGAAGAAGCAGGCATTGAAGTTGAAATTGTAAGGCGTGGGCCTATTACACATAGTAAGCTATCACCTCTTATTGATGAAATGTTTATTAAACATACAGTTGTATTCGGTGACGATCCATTGATGCGTTGGTTTGTCGGTAATGTCTACAAAGAAGAAAAGGATAACGGAAACGTCGAATATAAGAAAATCGATAAAGTAAAGCGAAAGACTGATGGGTTTTTCGCTTTTACGCATGCCCTTAATTTAGATGACGAATTAAAAGAACGAAAACCTATTAAAGTTTATAAAACTATCACGTTCTAGGAGGTGAGATTTTGGGATTAAGAGAATGGGTACGGGGCTTTTTTAAAAACGGAGAATCCAGTTTAACAGATTGCTTGATTTATGATTTACAGGTAGAAATTTATTACAAAAAACTAGC